CTCAAACCCAAATATTTTAGACAGTTTGTAGACGAATTTAAAAAGAGAAACTTTTATAAAAAGTCTAACAACTTTATCTCACAGAGACTAAAGAAAACTGGTTGATCTTTTTCAACAAAAAATTTGCGGAAAAAATTTTTCCAGTTTTATGGAATTCACTTTAGCGTTTCGACAGCAGCAAGTGCTTTTTGACGCAGTGATTCAGGGAGAGGAACATAACCCAGTGCGTCTGCCTTCTGCTGTTGAGTAGGCGTCAGCATGTAGCGGAGCATGTCCTTGACACTCTCGTTCTTCTCATACTCAGGGTACGCAAGGATCCAGGTGAGAGAAACGATTGGGTATGCATTAGCACCAGCAGGGTTAGCGTCAGCACCACGCAGTTGATCGTCAAGGACAATCTCACCAAGACCAGCGGAAGCAGTCTCAGCAGATGCCTTCACGAAGTTACCTGCTTTGTTCTGAATAGCAACCTGTTGGAGACCACCACGAACATAACCATAATTTACATAACCAATAGAACCTGGGAGGTTAGTGATAGCAGCAGCAACACCAGAGTTGCCTTTGCCACCAATACCAACAGGCCACTTTACAGATTTACCAGTGCCAACCTTTGCCTTCCACTCAGGAGAGAATGCAGACAGTGAGTTGGTGAATCCTTTGGTAGTACCAGAACCATCAGAACGCCAGACAGTTTTGATATTACTGTCAGCACATCCAAAGTGAGACCAGTTGGTGATCTTGCCGAGGAATACATCAGCAAGTTCAGTCTGTGTCATCTTAACTTCACAACCAGGGTTGTTGTAAGTAGGGACGATCGCACCGCCCGTCATAGGGACATGAACCATCCCTTCAGCAGGTTGTTTTTCATCAGATACAGCACCATCAGAGGCACCAAAATCAACAGTCTTTGCTTTGAACTGACGGACACCAGCACCAGAACCAACTGCTTGATAATTTACTTGGTTACCAGTGTCATCAGACAGAGACTTAAGGACACTGTTATAGTACATGGCAGGGAATGTAGCACCCGCACCATTCAATTTGTATGGTTCGTTTGCTTGCTCAGTGGAACCACATGCTACCACCAGGGGTGCTGCCACTACGGCAGCTGCGATTGCTTTGAGTTTCATTATCCTTTACCTCAGAACTTGTACTTGGTGCCCATCTCAAACTTCCAGTCGCGAGTGTCATCGTCTTGGAAGATGTTTTCGTACTTAGCATAGGCAGAGAGACTATCAGTCACCTTAAACTTACTACCAAGTTCAAGAGCGGTGAAGGTTTCATTGTCACCACCATCAGGAGAAGTAACGCCAAGACCACCCTCAACATAGGGAGCGAAGCGTTCAAACTTCCATTCATAACCAATGCGACCCTGATGGACTTGCTTGGAGAAGTCTTCATCAGTGCCTTTAAATTCGTGTTTGGACTCAACGTAGGGTCCTGCAAGGGCAGGTGTCGCCAGTGCTGAGGCAGCCAGTGCGGCAAGAGCGATTGCTTTCATTTGTTTGGAATTCCTTTGTGAAAAATAGATCAACGACTTTTGATCCAAGAGTAATTTAGCACTGCTTAATCTAGATGTAAACTAACGTTAGGTTAAGCTTTAAGTAAAGGTCAGCGAATGAACTTATCCATCCTCAATTTGATATAGTACATTCCGATAACCCAGCATGAAAAAAGGAACCCCTCGCCATAAGACATGGAGTTCCAAGCGTGAACGACATCCATTATTTAAAAATCAAAGAATAATAAGTAGCAATAACTAAGAGGGTCAAGCAGACCCTCTCGTAGTTCCATCTCACTCTTCAGCAAGTTTAGCGAAGTAGGACAGGGCGTCATCGTCTTCAACGATTGACTCTTCCTTCACGGGAGAAGGAGCAGCACTCATCTGCTGACGGAACGATGACTGAGGTGTGATGTCAGCATCGTTGAACCCACCAGTAGCGGCGACGGGTTCGTACTCTTCATCATCAACAGAGGGACGAGAAGCAGGACGGGAACCAATGCCAAGGACAAGGTTCAGACGACGCTCAAGATCCTCATAGGACTTGAACTGATCCTTGGAAGTGAATGCTTCAAGGGAGTGCTCAGACTTCCAGATGCCTTCGAGTTCAGTGTCGTCTGCACTGAGAGCAGAGACAGAATCAAACTCAGAAGAGTCGTAGTTCCAGTATCCTGCGACCTTCTTGATCTTCAGTTTGAAGTTAGCACCTTCCCAAAGGTCAAAGACATTGACGGGAGTCTCGTCTTGGAACTCAGGTTGCATGGCAGCGAGGATCTTGTCGTGGATCTTCTTGCCATACTTGTAGAGGAACACCTTGCCCTCGTTCTCAGGGTGCTTAGGATCCTTCACGACATAGATGTTGCTGTAATACTGAAGCTTACGCTTCTGCTTACGAGCAGTCTCTTTGTCTTCATCACTACCGCTGTTCCAGAGACGGCGATTGACTTCACCAACGGGATCCTTCTCGTTGAGAGTGGTCAGAGAGTTTTCGATGTACCAACCACCAGGACCTTGGAAGGCATGGGAATACACCTTTGCCCAAGGGACGGTCTCGCCCTCAGGTGCGGGGAGGAAACGGATAACAGCGTACCCGTTGCCAGAAGCGTCAACCTCTGGTTTCCAGAAGCGGTCATCAACGTTCTTACCGCTGGATGACTTCTCAAGTTCCTTCTGCAGGAACTGTAGATTGTTCTGGGATTTGCGCTTCAGATCTGCAAACGACATTAGATTACCTCGGATTAGTTTGGATTTGGTTTGGTTGTTGGGTCTTACGTACAGTCAAGTCTCCCTGACTCATCTGCCCAACGAAGTTAGTATAACAGGTGGCAGGTCAGGCGTCAATCCTTTGTGCCACTTTCCAACTGTCTCTTCATCAGTTGGACTTTCTGGAGCAACTCGTCGAACATCTCCTCGATGGGAGTGCCAGGAGTTGCACCTAGCATAACAACACCCTGCTTCATTGTCTCCAGGACAGAGACACATTCAGGATCGTCACTCAATTTGATACGAAAATAAAAAGTCTTTTGTTTTTCAATGAGAAGTTCTAACTTCTCAAAGTAATCCATCTTCCTCTCATCATCAAGGAGGACAAAGTTCATAGCAGATCTAAAACAGAACTGCTGTAGTTCCATCATCTCTTGGATGTCACCACGTACTAATTCAGATTGAAAGAAACTCATACCAACATCAACTTAGCTCTACTTGTTTTCTTCATGAAGTTGAGTTGCTGTGCCTCATGACGGAGTTTCTCCTTCAAAGGTTTGCTGATCAACTTTGATACACTATCTAGTTCAATTTCATTCACCTCGCAATAGTGGATTACCGAATCAATATAATTCATATCGGGATTGTGTAATGCAATCTTCTCCACTTCCTGCGAGAACCTCGCAGCTGTCATAAATTTATCCTCTAATAATTGTTTTTTCTCCATATCGTTCTTGATACTCCGCGATGTAACTCATTAGTTTCATAAAGAATTCTTTCTTAGGTGGAAGCACCTTAACTTGAGTCTCTCCGTTTTCACAAGCAACGATTGTCACGAGTTGTTTAACGCTCAACCCGTAGTTCTCTTGCAACATACATGCGTATGCTGTTTCCTGAACAAAGTAGTCGTAGAGATATTTTTCACGCTTAGGTTCTGCTGCTGTCTTAAAGTCAATAATGGACAGCACTCCGTCGAACTCAGCGATACAATCTACGCGCCCTGCAATCTCCAAATGTTTAGAGTAGAGCGCCGCTTCCTGTAAGTAAATATTATTTATACGGTCCAAAGTATCCTTAGAATGCTGGAACATTAGGACGGGAAGCGGGAACTTACTATACTTTTTCAGATCAAGATTGTTATTGAAGTAGTCTTCAACAATAGAGTGATACTTAGTTCCTCTGTTTGTAGATCTCTTGGAGATATTGTTTGCCTTCTCCTCACCAACACGGGCACGCCACCTAGCAATGCCCGCCATCTTTTCTTTGTTGTTGCTAATCACTGTGGTGACAGACGGAAACTTAAAACCTTCTGGTGTTAGGTAAACACGTTTGCCATCCACCATCTCGGCAACCATTTCAATAGGATCTAGTCCCACATGATTAAACAACATCATAGACCCAGATTAATTTTGTTGATAATGTAAGACTTGACTAGACCAGAGCGAACGATATCATCGATACCGAACTCAATGCAACTAAACTCTTCCATGTTCTCAAGGATACGCTGGAAGTCTAGGATACCTGTGCGCTCACTGATCTTTTGCAAGTCAGTCTGTGCAGCATCACCACAGAAAATAATCTTACTGTCCTGACCAACACGAGTGATGATTGAATCCAGTTCGTGGAAGTTCAGGTTCTGGCACTCGTCAATGATAACGATTGCATTGTCCAGTGTAGTACCACGGATGAAACTGGTGCTCCAGAACGAGATAGTTTCCTGTGCCTTGAGGTTTTCATACAACATCTCAAAAGAGTTGTCGTCAGGCATCTCGAACATAGATTGTACCATGTTCTTGTAAGGAATCTGATAGAGAGAAGACTTATCCTCGTGGTCTCCTGGTAGGAAACCAATCTCTCTAGTAGCAACTAGAGAACGAACAAGATAAACCTTCTCGTATGGTGTGTATTCATTGAGCACATCCTTCAGTGCCTTGTAGAGAGCGACGAATGTTTTACCCGTGCCTGCTACACCAGAGGCATAGATCATCTTGCCTTTGTCCCACTCATCAAAGAAGATCTGTTGATTGTGAGTCAAAGGTTCGACAGGAATCATGTATGCCTCGTCGATAGGTTTCCGACGCTTCTTCTGCTTGGCAGTCATACCTTGTCCAGGTGATTTTTGAGTCTTCTTTCTTACTGGCATATCAATTATACTTTTGTGAGATACTATCGTTGGTTGGTGCCTTAGGAGCAATCTTGTTCTTCATGATGTCATAGAATCCTGGGTGAGTCTTTGACATTTTATGCTGCCAATCACCCACCTCACCTGAGTTAGGACAGGTAGATGGATCACTCCAGTCTCTCTGCCAATCAGGATTATCAATCTTCCATTGTTCCCAAGCAGAGAAAGTCAATCGAACTTCCTTCTGCTCGCCAGTCTTAGTATTAATTACAGGATAGGTAGGCATTAGTTCCACTCCAGTGCTTCAGCACAAATAGGAAATTGTTCTGCGAACACACGCTTAGCATCTAGTGCAATGTCCATGTGTTCTTTCTGCGTACCATTAGCGGAACGCAATTCGATATAATGGATCCATGATCTTACAGATCCTGTCATGTAGATTTTTGTGGGAACGGCGAGGGGGAGTGCAAAACGAGCACACTCCTTTGCGATTCCCATCTCAAGCATGTGCTTGTAGATGTCCATGGCACTCTGGAAGTGTCGCTTGATAGTAATCTCAAGCTCCTGCTTCAGGAAAGGATCAACATCATCAATAGAGTTCTGACGATTCTTTGTATCTTGACTGCGAAGATCAAACATAGGGATCTCTTCTGCCAACATAGAACTGTCAGCATACCGCTGGGAAAACTCTTGATATGTGAAGCTACGATGCCTCAAAATTTGAGCTGCGATTGCCCTGGTAGTCTCGATCTCCAGTGTCATGTGTGCCTGCTCAAACACAGACCAGTGGTTGTGCTTGATACAGTATTTAAGCAGTCCAGCAACCTTAGGATTCTCCTGGTTGTTCGGATTGCTCACCCTCGCTACGTACCCCATCGTCTTTTCTGCGTCTGGGGTTACTGTTACCAACTTCACTGAATTCATTACTAAATCCCTTCTCCTGTTTGCGTCGTAGTTGTTTTGCTTTGAGTGCCACTTTAGCACGAATCAACTGCATTGTCATGTACTGCAGTTCTTCTTCTGTATAAAGCTTAGGGTTCTTCTTTGCTTCTTTGATTGCTTTTTTTGCTAATCTAATTTGATCTTTTAGACGGGTCATAATAGGCTTTGTAATAGGCAACGATGCCATCGGTTCTCATGTTTCCTTGAGATACCCAATCATGAATGCATTCATAGATGCTTTGTGTGCTGTAGCGTGGCGATCCGTCAGAGCAGATCTCTGATCCGAATTTCTTCAGAAGAATGTTTAGTCCTTGTGTCCTTACGTCCATGCGTTCGTCGCTGTAGCGCCAATCGTTAGTCTGGGTATCCGTCATCGTCTCCTTCTTCATAATTGAATCCGAACTTTGGTCCGCCCTGTTGCAACTGGATTTTGTATGCATCAGTGTCAGAATAAACCTCACTCTCCAACGCATTAGTCAGAGACTTGAGGTTCTTGACGATGAGTTTAAGTTTTTCTCTATCCATATTTAGATAACAGATGTCAGCATTGTAGCATAAAAAAAGAGGGGTCGCAACCCCTCATTTGATCTTCCAGATCTTATCCGCTCTAGATTTTAAATCTATCCACTTGGCATAATGTACGCCACGATAAGTTAAAAATCCGAAGACTTTATCTGGATCGTGTTTCGATGGATTGTATTCTGGAAGGTCATATTCAAATCTGACCTTCAGCATTTACCTACCCTCTCTGAAGAAGGAGTAGTTCTCCATAGATCATGCCAATGAATGCCACACAACCTAGGGACGTGAGTCCAACTACTTGTAGTGCGTCCATGGCGATCACTTGGTGTAAGTGCGACCACGATAGCAGAAAGTGCCATGTGGGTCAGACATCTCAACACAACGTGTGTCATACGCTACGCCACGATATGCAGCGTGGGTAATCTGTGCGTCATGCAATGCAGCAGCTTTGTTGATCTGCTTTTTGATGAGATTAAGGGTGTTCATTGTAGGTCTCCTAAAAGAATGGGATTGTAGCCCCGTTCCTTCAGTCGTTTGCGTCCCAATAGAAATCACATTCTGGTACATAGTCCTTGATGGTCTCGACCAGTTCTAACTTCCACTCTGCATTTAGATGCTCATGCTTGTTAATGCGTAGCATTATTTTATCAGCATCAGCACACGTCATTGTGGTTGATAGTAGTAATTCTACCATGGGATGAACGCTCCGTTCCGCGACTTACTTGCGTCTTACACTAGCATATCTGTACATTGACCTTCTACTTTAGATCTAAGATAACCTAGTAGATTATATTTAGACCGACGATCCAAGTTTGTATCCATAAGGATTTCAACTCTTCTCTCTAAGAACCTTTCACAACTCATGTGCCACCCATAAGGGTTGCCGTCATCATGATGGGCAAGGGTCAATGCCAGCAAGATGCTGAGCATAAGATGAACGTATGGTAATTATACCATATTATCTATACATTGACAACTGTATCATTTGATACCGTTTAGTTGCCAGAGAGGTAGAACCCATCTCCCGTGCGCCTGCAGACACGCTTGACCTGTGCATCATACACGGGAGTGGTTCCATTACCTGTAATAAGATTCTTTGCAAACTCCCATGCTTCTCTATAACGTCTAAATTTATAGACATCATCGTAAGTTTTAGCAGAGACAAGGACACCATCCTTCCGCCAAGTCTTCATTGTATGCCAGACTTTAGGTTCAGATAATTTGCGGTAGAAAACACACCAGTTGCCCTTTTGATTTGCACTCATTTTTTCTTTGCCTTTGGATCGTTCCAGAGTTTAGGATTAACTCTACCCTCTGTCTGTGTCATGGTAACAAAATCACGACCATATTTATCCCAATAGTCATCAAAAATATCTACTTGCTTTGGTCCAGCAGCGATATCATATTTGGAAAGACCACCTTCCTTGTACTCAATCATAAATGCTGTGTAAGGTAGTGATCTATCTTGACACATTGAAGGATCGCAATCCTTGTGGATAATCTTACAACCTTTCCCCATCAGGAGCGACCTCCCCACTGAATAGCAGGGAAAGCTTCTTCGACACATTGCTTAGTGATCTTCCAACGCTTACCAATCTTCTTGTCTTTCATAAGACACAGAACTTCTGCCTCACCTTTATGCAAACCCTCTAAGAGTTGAATGAACAAACTCTCGCGACGGGTCTGTGAGATGTTAGCACCACCCTTAAAGAAGAGATAGAGCTTACGATACTCATGAACAAGTTTCGTATGCTCTGTATCTTCTGGGGCGTCGTTCTTTTCATAAGGCACATCACCATCTGGAAGCATGGAGATGATACTCTCATCAAAGTTAGCAATCAGGATTTGTCTGAGTGCTGGTGTGTTGTACTCCTGTAGGAGTTTAATCTTTTGTGCCTTTGTCTTAGCGTTGCTTACTTTTTGCAGCACTTCATGAAGTAATAATTGCATAACCTAAATGGTGTCGTAGTAATATTTAGTCGTCATCAAATTCATCGTCATCTACGAAGCGAACTGACAACAATTCTTCGTTGATCCATTGTCCTTCTCCATCTAACATTTCAGGATGGACATTATCTTGCTGTGATCCATACATAAACTCATGGAGTTTTTCATTCGCTGTCCAACCAGCAATTACACCAACGCAGAGAAAAATAAACGAAACTGTTGCTGAGAAATACAGGACTGTTGCTTGTGCCATTGTTCAACTCCGAACTAATTGTCTTCCTTTTCCCACCTGATTTCAAAATTGAAGTAGACTTTGCGGTTTAGGAGGGAGAACACCTGATAGATGCTAAAACCTTTTTTCTTAACTGGTTCCTTCTTTTTAGCCCCCCTAAGCATGAGCTCTATACCTCTATTTATTTTAAGTTCGCTCATTTTTTTGTAGATACTAAACCTTTTTCTAGAAACAGTTTTGCAGTTTCAACCAGACCTCCTACGTGTTCGTCGTCAATTATAACATATGGATAACTGTTTGCACCATCAAATTGTTCTTTAAAGGATTTCTTTTCTTCTTCAGTATTGATTTGAATGTATGTTGCATCAACACCTGCACGTTCAAACAGTTTTTTTAATTGATCGCAGTAATAACAACCTCTAGTTGTGTATGCAGTAATCTTCATAGTTTTATCCAATGATGTTTCTTTTTAATAGATTCTTCCCACTCAGATTTTCTCATAAGATCAAAAGCAAACGTCATTCTGATCCTATCATTGGGAACTGGATCTGTAGAATGTTGTACCCAACTAGGGAAGATAGTAATTTTTCCTTCTTCGTTCTTTGACTTCCAGTCTTCGAGTGTAAAAGGATTTGTATAATATGTATGAGTATCTTCTACTTGAACACAGATATGTCCACTGAGATAACAGGTAGGAGTAGGATTATGTACATGAGGAGCAATCTTTTGCTTCTTCCTCATGACATTCGCCCATGCTTGAGCATACAACTCCTCTTCTTTGGGAAGTTCAATAGTCTCAAGAAGTTGATCATGAACTTTACGAATTGCTTCTCTCAAAGGAGCAGCATTATCAAACATCAAAAGATTATAATCACCAGACCTTGCAGTTAAACTATCTCTACCTAGTTTTGTACCCCAATCACTAACAAATTCATACTTGTCAATAATCTCTTGCTCTTTAGACATTACTTCTTTCTGCAAGAGATAAAGATCAAAGTCAGTATAACCTTCTCCAATATAGTATTTCCATGAAGGAGCAAATGGCGTAGCACCTTCTCTTGTAAAACAAAAGATTTGTTCTAGGTGTCCAGACATAAAAAAAGAGGGTTTTAACCCTCTTAGTATATCACAGTGCGTTGCCTCTTGGCAACACCTCTTCTGGGAAGATGAAGTTCTCGTGTGGTTGGTCAACAGTTGCCATCCAATTACGAAGACCTTCGTTGAGAAGAATGTTCTTGGTGTAGAACGTCTCGAACTCAGGATCTTCTGCTGCTCTCAGTTCTTGAGAAACAAAATCGTAAGCACGGAGATTGAGGGCAAGACCAATAATGCCAATGGATGAAGTCCAGAGACCCATAACAGGAACAAACAACATAAAGAAATGCAACCACCTTTTGTTGCTAAACGCGATCCCGAAAATCTGCGACCAATAACGGTTCGCTGTAACCATTGAGTAAGTTTCCTCTTCTTGAGTAGGCTCGAACGCCTTGAATGTATTTGATTGTTCACCATCTTGATATAAAGTATTCTCTACTGTAACACCATGGATGGCACTTAGCAACGCCCCACCCAGGATACCTGCAACACCCATCATGTGGAAGGGGTTGAGTGTCCAGTTGTGAAATCCTTGTAGAAAAAGTAAGAATCTGAAGATTGCCGACACGCCAAAGGACGGCGCAAAGAACCAACTCGACTGTCCGAGAGGGTAGATGAGAAATACACTAACAAATACGGCAATAGGACCTGAAAAAGCAATCGCATTGTATGGTCTAATCCCTACGAGACGACTAATCTCAAACTGCCTGAGCATGAAACCTATAAGGGCAAAGCATCCGTGGAGCGCCACAAAAGCCCAGAGTCCCCCAAGTTGGACCCACCTGACGAAATCCCCTTGAGACTCAGGACCCCAAAGTAGAAGAAGAGAATGACCCATAGCGTCAGCAGGAGTTGACACTGCCGCTGTAAGAAAATTGCAACCCTCCAGGTAACTAGACGCCAACCCGTGGGTATACCAGCTTGTAGCAAACGTCGTGCCAGTAAGCCAGCCACCAATTGCAAGATAAGCAGTGGGAAGAAGAAGTAGTCCAGACCAACCCACAAAGACAAAGCGGTCGCGTTTAAGCCAGTCATCCAGGACATCAAACCACCCCCTTGTTGGTAGATTTAGTGTGCTTGTTGTCATTTTTTGTATCCTTTTTTTGATCTTTTAGATAGTAAAGTTGCGGCCATGTATCACGAATGATCTCCGCTAACTTGTAAGGAGTATTCTTGTCGATCATTTCTAGTATTCTCGTAGATAGAACTATCGCCGTACAATTTATGATCTTTATATCCAACCATGCGACCCTTTGTGTTTTGAAGTGCTGGCATGAAAACAATGAAGAAGAATACTCCTGGTGCTCCGATGAAAACGACGGAGACGATCACATAATAGGTAAGCAGTTCAGTAAGGTCGGGCATAATAAAACTTAACACTTTTGAGTAAAAAAATTGGCGGGAAATTTTTTTCCCCGCCAATGAAATCAGTTATTGATTTTGGATCAACCGATTGCAGGTGCGGTGAGAGCAACAGGAGTTGACTCAGCAGCAGCAAGGTCGAGAGGGAAGTTGTGAGCATTACGCTCGTGCATAACTTCCATGCCCAGACCAGCACGGTTGAGAACGTCTGCCCAGGTGTTCAGGACTTTGCCCTGACCATCCATGATGGACTGGTTGAAGTTGAAACCGTTGAGGTTGAATGCCATGGTGCTAACACCAAGTGCAGTGAACCAGATACCAACGACAGGCCATGCTGCGAGGAAGAAGTGCAGCGAGCGGGAGTTGTTAAAGGAAGCGTATTGGAAGATCAGGCGACCGAAGTAACCATGAGCGGCAACAATGTTGTAGGTCTCTTCTTCTTGACCAAACTTGTAACCATAGTTCTGGGACTCATTCTCAGTGGTTTCACGAACCAGTGAGGAGGTAACCAGAGAACCGTGCATTGCACTGAACAGAGAACCACCAAAGACACCAGCGACACCCAACATGTGGA